TGGCAAGAGCGCCCGCTTCAAGGCGGGTCAGAACCGCATTGTCGCCGATGCCATCAAGCTGCTTCCCAACTGCGGTCTGGATATTCCGCTTGTCGCGCAGGTCTTCGTAGAACTGTCGAACCTCGTTCAGCTCATCGCCAACGGCCTCCATGAGCGCGTCGATGACCGGCTTGCCCTTGAACTGCTCCACAAGATCATCCCGGAGCTTCTGGACGTAATCAGCCATCCATGACCACCTCAATCCTGTTTTCGTCCGTAACGGCCCGCTCCCGTGCCGAGATGGACACGCTGCGCTGGGTGTAGCCAGTGGGCATATCGCCGTCATTCGGTGTTGCAAACAACCATACGTCGATGTAGTCGATGCCAGACACCTGAAGGTTGAACTTCTGCGGGATGACGTTCTCGCCCGCCCCCAGTACGCTCATTTTCTCCAAAATCTGCTCTTTGACAAGCTCGACATAGTTGGTAGGCGGATTTGTGTTCGGACTCAGAGTGACGCCAACCTTGAACCAGACCTTGACGTACGTCGGCCGGTTGAAGCGCACCACGATGTCTTCGCCGTAAACGCCGTGCAGGGTGGTTTCTACGCTGCCGAAAGTATTGATGCCGCCTGCCTTTGTGTTCAGGATTTGCTGGGCAATTTCTGTTGCGTCGCCGCCCTCGACCACAACTTCGATGCTGTGCGGCCACCGGCCGGCAGAATCGACTTCATTTGTGCAGTTTTCATAGGGAGCTACGCTCACCACACCCTGCACATTCTTCAGGATGGCGCTCTTGATGCTTTCCAGCATGGCAGACGAGCGGTTGTAGATTTTGTTCGTGTAGGACTTTCTGAACTCCACGTCGCTCTCTGCGAGCTGACCGGCAACATAGCTTCCCACGTTGACCACGGACTCCATGCCCGGAACAGCTTTCGTGATCTTCGTAATTACGCCGTTCGGAATGAAGATGTCGCCCGGCTCGGCAGTCTCAAATGTGACGATGCTGCCCACAGAAGCAGTGGTCAGGTTTTCTGACAGGACCAGCGTATTGGAGCTGGTTTCATCGACCGCCTCGATCACGATGGTGTCGTTGATGACCGTCACATGGAAGTCCTTATCCGTGATGGCTGTTCCCAGAGCCTCTAGGGCTTCGCTGGTGCTTTGTTTGGGGTCAGGGGTGATGGTGTATAGGTTTCCGTTAAGAGCCACCCCAAGGGCCGTTGTAGCCGCCGGTGATACAAGGATGACGGTGGCCTTGTTGAAAGCCGACCTCGTGATGGTTGCATCTGCGGTAGCTGTCAGGCTGGTTGCCGGGTTTGTGTCGGATGCAATCACCGTTCCTGCCGGAATGGTTGTTCCATCCAGACCGGTGCAGAGGATGCTGTAATAGGACTTCGCTGCCATTTCACGGGTGGAGCCGCCAAACTGTGCGGCATAGTCCAGACTTACGCCGGTGGCGCTGGATGTGTACTGCGAGTGGTACACATCTACTCCAAATTCCCACAGCTCTGCAATCTCATCTGCGACGTTGGTCAGAGTGTGATTCAGCAAAGACTGCGGGTTCTGCCGGGTGTTTACGCCGAGGCGTTCTGTCATCTTGCTGTGCATATCCTCAAGGATGACATCAAGGCGTTTCGGATTTGGCCCCTGCGGGGTCAGGCCATATTTTGCCACGGGATTTTGACCTCCTCTCTAAAACTGTCCTCATCCGTGTTGAACGTGATCTCCACGGATGCCCTACGGCTTTTCTTGTCGATGTTGAACAGGATTTCCGATACATCCGTTACTCCATCGACAGACATCACGGTTTCCCGGATAAGATGCCGGAGTTTGGACTCATTCGGATTTTTGACCAGCAGGTTCTCAAAGTACGGAAAGCCGAGCGAAGGCATCAGCCGCCACTCTCCAAAGAACCAGAGCAAACGAATACGGACAGCCTGTACGATGCTGTCCGTAGCTGAAATGTCGCCTGCCGCCGAGAGTTCTAAGTCCCCGGTGGCATCGAGCTTCAGGTCTATCATGCTTTTCCCTCCTTTACTGCGGCTTCCCGGTCATGCCGCCGCTGTCGCCCCTGTGGACGTGGTTTGCAAGGCTGATACTGCCGTTGGATGCCTTGACATCATCCCTTGCGGTGATGCCGCCCTTGACCGTGAGCTTTCCGGTGATGTCCACGCCGTCGGGTGAAATTGCCAGCACCGTGCCGCCGACTGTGACCTGCACAAGGCTCGGCTCCACTTTGACCTTGACCGAACCAAGAGTCAGTTCTGCGGTCTTGGGCGTGATCTTGGCTTTTGTGTCGCCTGCGGCAATGGCTATGGCATCCTCATCACAGGCCAGCTTCATGGTGCTGTTGCCGCCAGATGTGAGGTTTGGAATGGCAATGGCGTTGGTCAAGTCGAACTTCAGCTTGGTGTCAGTTTCCTTGCCATACATCCAGTAATCGAGAGCCTGTTCGCTGAAAACCAGCAGGCATCCATCGCCTTTCTTGATGGGCCATGCGATAGTGACGTTTTTGCTCTGCGGGAACATGACCGGGACTCCTGAGATTTCTGGGAAGTCCATCATGCTGCCATCAGGCTTTGTGAACTTTGCCTTCGGTAACACTGTGGCGACACCCTTGTCCGGGTCGTAGCTTTTTATCTCGCCCGGCAGGGCCGTGTGCATATCCTCCGTCGCACTGCGGGCGCTTTTATTGATCTGGTCAACAAACTCCTGCATCATTCTTGCTTCACCTCCAGCAGGCGGGCTGTGCAGCTCCACGAACCTTCCGTGTTGTCGCCTTCAATCCGAACTGAGTAAACCCGGAAATACCCCTTGACCACCTTGCTATTCAGGTACACATAATCGTCCAGCCCGATTGCGGCGTTCATCAGGTACTCCACGTCCCAGCCGTAGCTGTATCCCTTGTCCTCATTGGAGATTTGGACACGCTCTGGGAGGCCCAACAGGCCCGTTTCTGCCGAAAGCTCATACACCTCGCGGCTCATCGTATCGCCCGGCTTTTTGACCTGCAAGACGCCGTTGTTGATGCTCCAGACCAGCCCGCTGGTTTCACAGGCTTTCGTCAGCACATTTCTGGCTGGGCCAACGTAGCTGTATCCATTGGGGATGTCCTTGAACTCTGCGTTGTAGGAGAAAGATACCGTCACGCCCATCTGATCTGCGGTGTCCTGAATCAGGGTTTTGCAGTTCACGGCCCCGGAATAACTGACGGAAACGTAGGTGTCGCGGACTTCGATGCGGTTATCCACCAGCTCAATCTCCGTTGACCTGTCTGCTCCGTCAGCCTTTGTCGTGGCAAATGTGACCACGCCGGTGAAGATGAGCGGACGGGTGTCGCCGTACCCCGCATGGAGTACGACCACGCAGTCGTTTTTACTCAGCTCTGCAAGGTGTTCGTCGCTCAGATTCCAGATAGTCACTTTGGCTGTATTCTGGCTATTGGTGTCGGCCTTTTCTACCGAAAACGAAACGTGCAGCGGTCGCTTGCCGCTGCCAATTTCAAACCCGGTCGAGCCCGCCTTGCCCGCCGCCAGCCGGTACTGCCTGTCGAAATTCTTCACGGCATTCTCCCCTTTCGATGGCAACAAAAAAGGCCGCGTTTCCGCAGCCCTGAAGGTTTCCTCTTACTTCGCCTTGCTGAGTTCCTTCTTCAGCAAAACGCATTCCAAAATGATATTGTCCAGACGCTCAATGAGCGTCCCTCCACCTGCTTGCATCGGTTCCCGCTTAAAAGCTTCGGGTTCCGGCTTGAGACTTTGGGGAAGTTCCGTCGGTTCTTGCTGTGCCGGCTTTTTATTCCATGCCGGATACGTTCTGGCGACTTCCTCTCCCATTTCCTGCGTTTTCGGTATCACTTCATCCTCCAGCCAGCGAATCGCTGCATAGGGCGCAGGTCTGCGGCACAGGAGCTTCACGGCGTTTTCCGCAGAAAAGCAGGTAAAATCGCAGCGACCACGCCGCATACCATTGTCCCAAGGAACTTTCCTCAAAACAGATTCAATACGGTTCACGCCCTGATTGCCGCCGGTGACGGCTTTTCTCGGCTGTTCATAGCCCGCGATTGCCGCGAGGTCCGGCCCGCAGAAGAACGGGGTTCCGTCCGGGTCGAAGACGACCCGCAATTCCTGCCGTTCCGGCGTGGTGAAAATCACGCAGTTGTCACGCATTCCGATCACCTCCGTAGAAGCAGCTCCGCAGCCCTTTGTTGCGGGCATTGAAGATTTCCCGGAGAATCACAACGGCACGTTCCGCCTGCTCCAGCTTGCCCTCCGCAAGGTTATTGTCCACCATGTCGATTGCGACACCGACATCACCCATGCGGATAACTTCGCGTTCAAGATCGTTGCCACTCATATCAGCTCACTCCTTTTGATGTTGAAAGAAGCCCGCTGGTATGATATAATTACGGCAACGGGACTTCTTCATATCGTTCCGGGCATGAGATAGGAACCAGCGGTGCTTTCTGACGGCTTACCGCTGGTTCTTTTTTGTTTGCCCGGTTCACATCTTCATTCTAACTTACCGTTCTGGTAATGCAATGAAAGTGACCAATGATATGAGCGTTTTGCGAAAGTTTCCCGTTTTGGTCAGTCCGAGGACTGTCCGGCGGACAATCCAGCGGATTCCGTATAAAATCAGCCATTTTGAGCGACATTCATCCAAAAACCTCTGAAAAGCCTCTGATTAAACCCAGACTTTACCAGTAAAAGTATATGGAAATTTGTCTGGAACCTTCTGAGAACGAATTGTCAAACCCGCCATCGAAGATTTGTTCAAAATGAGAATTGATTTTACTGGGTGATTTGTTCCAGCATCATGCCGGGACAAACACAAAACGAGCCGTCCCATCGGCAAAATCCTGCCGACCGACGCTCTCCTTTTCGGTCAGGACAGCGAAGATGCCGCTGGGCATATCATCCCGGCCGAACAGCAGGTTGAGCGGAAACTGCGGAACCATCTTGACACCGAGCAGCATGGGCGTTCCGAGCGAGTCCATCACCCCGAACATCCAATAGCCGCCAGTGTCATTCCATGTGAAACGCAGCTGATACAGCCTGCTTTGGAGGGAAACCTTCACAACGCTGTCGTTCATGTCCGGGACTTCGATAACGAAGTAGTCCACGAACGCCCTCCTTATCCCAGCAGGCCGAAGCTGCTGGCAGCGTTATAGAGAACAGAACCTCTGCTAGAGCTGGACGAAGAACCTGATGCAGAGGAGCCGCCGGACGAGCCGCTTCCTGCTGTACTTGCGGCGGTGGTGCTCGCTTTTCCAGCGGCTTTTGCAGTTTTGCCCGACTTGCCGTAGCTGGCCGGGATTTCTGCGGTGGCGGTTTCCGTCACCTCGATCTTCTTGAAGGAAATCGGGATTTCGCGGGCGTAGCCGACCTCCACAGACTTCTTGATGTTCATGCTTGTAATCACCATGTTGGAATACACGCAGTCAGTGGTCGTGACTTCGAGAATCTTCTTGGCGAAATACAAGTCCTTCAGCCGACGAACAACGCCCTCCGTCTTTCCGGGGCCGGAGCCTGTACGCTCCCGCCATGTCACCGGAGTATCGGTTACATAGAGCGTCATGTTCAGGGTGTCGGCTTTCAGCACGATGGTGTCGCTTACACTAAAGCCCTTTTCGGTCGGGTACTCAGGCACATCCGCTTCATAGCCTTCTTCGGAGTCGATCAGGGCATCAAACTCGATGTCATCGACGCTGACGGGCTGTTTTGCTCTTGCCATGTACTCTCACCTACTTTGCAAATGCCAGCGCACGGGCCATCTCGCCGGTAGCATCGCCTGCGGCCTTATCCATAGCCTCAGAACTCTTTTGCTGCCCGGCACGATCGCCGTTGAACTGGTTGTTGATGTTTACGTTCTGGGTCACAGTGCGCCCGCC